ACCCAGCCTGCCAGGATTGCCGGCATCAACGAGTCAAAAATGAGGCAGTACAAGGCTGGTCTTGCTTACGCATCAGAGAAGACCGCAAGAAAATTGCTCACTACGATTAGGCGCATCGGTGCCGAGCTGCAAGCAGCAGAGATTTAGCAAGTCAATCATGAACAGATGTGGGTGTGTCCTCGATGGATGCACCCACTTTTTTAATGCAAAAACCCCCGCCGTGTGGCGAGGGCGCAACGCATTCTCAACAGCACTATAAGCGTTACATTATATAATACCGATAAGGTGGCCGAAAGTTCGGTCATAATCAAAGAAAAGTGGCGGCATACTCTCACGAGCTGACCGCCACAAAAGTCAAACATTTAATTCCTACATGGAAAAAAATGTTCGGCAAATTTAGTCAAAATTATTGTTTGTTCCAATGAAATCCAAAACTTTTCGTATCGCCTCGGTCGCCATGGCGGGTGTCACCTTGATATATGAGTAGATGGTGGACTTGTTCCCCGCGTTGAGCGAGTGCCCCAGGATGTAGTCAATAACCGACTCCGAGATGCCCAGTTGGAAGGCATGCTGGGCGAACGATTTGCGAGCCGAGTAGAGCGTCAGGTTCTCGATGCCAGTTTCGTCCCGGAAGTGGCGGGACATCTTGGTGATGTTCGTGGTGTAGTAACACTTGGCAAAGAAGCCGAGGTGCCCGTCTGGCCTTATCCATCGGTTAATGATGGCCAAAGCCTCATCGGGTATCTCAAACTCCACGAAAGGGTTGACTTTTGCCGCCCTTTCCGTCTTCGTGCGTACATATTTAATATAGGTAAGACCTCGCCAATCTATCTTCATCAGGTCAATGGTGTTGATGCCGCCGAGATAGTAGGTCAGCATGAACAGGTCCCGGAACTTCCTGCACCATTTCCGATTGTTCGGATAGTCACGGATGAACCGCACCTGGTCAGGCGTGAGCCAGTTCTGCCGTACTTTCTGCATGAACTTCATCGCCTTCTTTGTTGGCGAAACCTGGAAGTCTGTATAGTGGTTGAGCTGGCAGTAGTTGATGATTCTGGATAGCAGCGTGACGTGCAGCTGAACGGTCGGCTGTTTTATGTCGGTGCGCTTCTTGATGTACTGCTTAATCGCCAGCGGTGTCAGCGATGCCACCCTTGTGGACTCCGGGATGTATCTGATGATCGAGCGGAAAGTGTACTTGTATATCTTGTTGGTGGACGGCTTGGTGTCTGTGACGGCCATCATCTCCTCGAAGGCAGAGCGCAGGGTGTGTGACACCCGTCTGCGTGTCTCGGTTATCGTTTCAATGAGTTCGGGGCATGACAGTCCTTCGGGGTATGGCACCTCGTCGATGGACTGCTGCACCTCGTTGAGCTTCTTCCTCAGCTTCGTGTTGAGGTAGGCCGCGTCGTCGCGCCTGACGATCTGCCCGTTCTTCCATTCCCTGGGCGAGTCAATAACCACATCGGTGACGATGTATCTTGTCTGGCTGTTATGAGCCACCGCTATGCGGACTTTGTTACGGCCATCTTTGAGTGCTTTGGCCGGGAGCACTGTGAGTGATAATGTAGGCATAATGTTTGACAATTTAGCGACAATAATTCGGCAACAAAAACGTGTTTTTCGACAATAATTGGACTATAAAATAGGTCCAAAAATGGATGTGCTTTCTATGTTTCCATACCGATAAAGGGCCTGAAAGTTCGGTAATTGCGTAAAAATCTGCATTTTTTTTGCCGAAATCCGTTGATAATAACTTTTTTTGCGCACTTTTGGGCATCAACTATCATAACCTGCTGAGAAGCAGGTTATTTTGTTTGTTGTTGTAGCTGCTGTAAAATTGCCGCGACAACAATCCGGCAACAAATCAGTATTCCTCGACCTTTAGGTCTTTGACATCAACCCTGCCAAGGTAGAGCCATTGTTCGGCCATGCCTCTCTGTGCCTCGAAGTTTACAACCGTACCGCCAGTGATCTTGTAGTTCTTGGTCTTGTCAAGTGTGGCCGCAACGTCTTTGTCAAAGTCATCGCATGATACGATTAGTGTTGTCACGCCTGCACTTGTTTTGTCGGCAAGGCTGAACATTGTTAGAACAGAACCTCCAATCTCAGCGACATTGTCAAACTGGAACTTTGTCCCTTCGAGGATGCCTGGTAGCGGGCTGATGCGTTTCTCAAGTTCTGCGCTGATTTTATTCTGTACGGTGATATTTCCCGCGTAGTTCGGGTAGGCCTTCGTGATGGAGTCCACGAATTGGTCAAGAGGCGTTCCAGTATTGGATGCCACCTGCTTGTCGCTGCATGCTGCCAGGGCAAGCAGCATGATGAAAAATGCTAATACCTGTTTCATGATGCTTATTGGTTTTGTAACTGTTTGATTTTGTCCTGCAGGTTGCGGATGGTCTCCTGCTGCATGGAGATCACGTCCACGAGGTTGTCGAGGCGTTTCTCCTGTGCGTCGTTGCCTTTCTTCATCTCACCGGTTCCCCTCATGAGCCATTCGGCAGAGATTTCGGGAAAGTTGTCGATGATGGCCTCAACCGTCTCAAGGCTGAGTTTGCGCTGCCCGTTGAGCTGGTTCCAGAGCGTCCTTTGCTGAACGCCGATTTTTGCAGCGAAGGAAGTAGGGTTCAAGCCCGTACTTTCGATAAGTTTTGAAATTCTATTTACCATGGTCTAAGTGCTTTTGAAATGTTACAAAAAGTTAAATATTCAAATTATTAGAACAAATGTGCTTGTAATTAGAACATTTGTACTAACTTTGCAACATACAAACAATATCAAACGCAAAAATACGACAAATTTTCTTATTACAAAACATTTTTAATCAAAAAGTTAGAGACATGGAAGAGAAAAAAATCAACGAGGCACAGGCTGCCGAGCAGACCACCTCACAGGAGAACGTGAACGAGCAGGTCAACGAAATGACCGAGTTGGAAATCCTCAAGGGCGACAACGAGCGACTGCAGAAGCAGTACGAGAGCGAGAAGAAGTCTTGCCTCCGCTACTACCGCCAGATGAACATGCTGAAGCAAGCCATCACCAAGCTCACCGAAGAGGGGAAGATCACCGAGGAGGATGTCGTGAAGGCAGTCCTTGCTGGTCAGAACCTGATGAGCCTTGACGACCTGCTTTTCACCCTGGCGGACTAACCACTAAGCACAGTTTGGTCAACTTCACGGCCTCCTGAGATAGGGGCCACCGCAGTAGCACAAGAGCAGTGCCGCCCATGCCCGGGCAAGATGGAGAGTGCGAGTCCTCCCTGCGGAACACAGCAGAGTTCCTTGACATGATGGCTGCAAGATAGTAGAAGGCTACAGACTTGCGACAAATCCAGCCGCCCGAAGACGCTGGTGGTGTGACCAGGCACCGCGAACCTGGCGGGGACAATCGTAACTGGCCCCGAGAAACCAGTGACGTGTTATGGACGAAAGCAACGGCATAGGCCGACACTGATAAAAGTAATATTTTTTCATAGGAAACCGTCAAGCCGATGGGGGTACGATCCACAATCCTTGAGGGGTGTGGTGGGCCAGAGGAACTGACGGAACTGGGGTAGTAGCTCAGCGATGAGAGAGCGCTCGCTCATGGCGAGAGGTCGGTGCGTGCAATCCCACCCAGCCCCACACCTAATTTGTGTGTTTTTCATGGTATTTATAAGTGCTCCCGCCCATGTCGTGAGACACAGCGGGTTCTTTTGATAACAACTAAATAATACGATATATGGAGACAATGACAACAAACACTACGGACACCATCCGTAACATGGAGGTCGGCGATGTGCTGACCTTCCCCATCGAGAAGGCCGACACCATCCGCACCATCGTGTGGACACGTCTGCTGCCTGAACGGTCAAGGGGTATGCGCTGGACTACGATCCTGGACAAGGAACTTGCCACCATCACATTGAAGCGCATAGCATGACACGCCAGGACATCGAGAACCGCCTGCTTGAGAACATCCTCGCAGTGACATCGGGGATGACCATCGGCAAGCGCAAGGCCGCCCGCATCGTGGGAGGCGAGAAGAAATTGGAAGCGCTGCACATCGCTGGTGCCATCGAGTGCCAGGGAAAGGGCAGCAGCCAGAACGGGAAATGGAGATACAACCTTTCCCAGGTACTGCAACACTGCAGACCTGCATAACTGCCACAAAAGTCAAACAATTTAATTCACGGAAATAAATGAAGAAGTTTTATATCATCGTATCGGTCGCCCTGCTGCTGATGAGTTACATCCTCATCCCTGCTGACGCGCCTGTTGAGACCGTCCGCAAGTGGCTTGCCACCGAGGTCTTCGCACTCGCATTGCTCTACTTCGTGTTCCACATGGTGGGCTGGGAGAAGAGCAATCGTTAAAAAGAGTTGGTGGGTTCAAAAAAGGGCATGAAACATTGCCCGTAATCCGCCAATAATCACTACCTTTACAATGCTTTAATTACTATAAGTCAAACATTAAATTCTTACGAGACATGGAAAAGAAAGAATTGAAAAAAAGCGTGTTTGAGACGCTGAACGCAATCGACGTCAACGAACACACCGAGAAGAAGAACGGCCTGACCTATCTGAGTTGGCCGTGGGCATGGGCAACCGTCAAGGGGCTTTACCCCGACACCGCCTATGAGGTTCGCCATTGGGACGGCAAGCCGTTCTACTATGATGAGGTGCTCGGCTACATGGTTGAGACCACCGTCACCATCCAGGGCGAGTCCAAGACAATGTGGCTGCCTGTGATGGACAGCAAGAACAAGGCTCAAAAAGCGCAGCCGTACACCTACACCGTTTTCTACAAAGGTGGCAAGAGCGAAGAAAAGACCGTCGAGGCTGCGACGATGTTCGACATCAACACCGCAATCATGCGTTGCCTGGTCAAGAACCTTGCGATGTTCGGGTTGGGGTTGTACATCTATGCCGGTGAGGATCTGCCCGCAGCTGTTGTCGAGCAGGCCAAGGAAGCCGCAGCCGCTGAGCTTCCACAGGCCATCGAAGAGATGAAGGCCGTGAAGACCCGCGACGAATACCTTGCTTGCTGGGACAAATGGGCTCGCAAGCGCCCTGAATTTAGTGTCAATGGGCATGACTTCTACAAAATCGCTGTCGAGATTGGCTCAAAATTCCCTCAGCAGTAATTTTCTACGATCATGATAAAATTTGAAGACCTAAAGCAGTCGGCGGTAGTGTTTAATGAGGATGCTCATACCTACCGCCGTGGCGATGAGGAATTGAGTGGCATCACCGGCCTCATCCATTCAGTGTTGCAGTTGGGCGTTTACCCCGAGGCAAACGAGTTCGTCAAGCAGGTGCAGATCCCGAAGGCTGGGCACTACGGCACTTGCGTCCACAAGGCCATTCAGACCTTTGACACCATCGGCATCGAGGCCACCCAGTTCCCCGAGGTTGTTCACCACACCCGCGACTATGGTGATGTATTGTTCCCTGCCCATGACGTGTCCTACGAGTTGCACCTCTACCGCACCCACAAGCTGACCAAATGCCGCACACTTGCCAGCGAGTTCACCGTTTCGCTCGGTCGCTATGCGTCGCAGATTGACAGCACATGGGTCGATGATGATGACAATATCTACCTGGTGGACTTCAAGACTAACAACCTGGATTATTACCCCGGTGGCAAGGCTGGCCTCATGGAGTACCTGTCATGGCAGCTCAGTTGCTATGCGGTGATGTTCGAGTTGCAGACGGGTTTGAAGGTCAAAGGGCTCTATGGTCTATGGATCCGCAAGGATGACTGCGAGAGATGGGAAATCGCACGCATACCTGACGAGCAGGTTCTCAAGTTGTTGGAGACTGAACTGGTCATCAACCCTGATGGCTATCCTCATTTCCTCTACATCAACGAGGGGATGCAGGTGTACAACACCAAGGCCGATGTGGTGGAAGCACCCACCAAAGGTCTGGTGGTGCCTCCAGAGATTACCACGGCAATCGCCAACCTGGTCAAAGCCGAGAAGGCCGCCAAGCTGATGAAAGACAAGCTTCGTGAGCTCATGGAGGCCAACGGCGTCACCAAGTGGGAATGCGATGCCTTCACCGCATCCATCGGCAAGGCCAGCACCGCCACATCCTTCGACGCAAAAGCACTCGAGGCTGCAGACCCCGAGACCTACAAGAAATATCTCAAAACAACCACCCGCAAGGGAAGTTTCACAATTAAAGCGAAGTAATCATGAGTCTTAACAAAATATTCCTTATCGGTAATGTCGGGAAAGAGCCCGAGTTCCGTACAACCCAGTCAGGCGAGATTGCATCTTTCTCACTCGCCACAACCGACCGAGCCTACACCACATCAAAGGGTGTTCAAGTCCCGGAACGCACCACTTGGCATAACATCATCGTCTTTGGTGATGGCCTTATCAACAAGCTGGTGAGACCTTACATCCACAAGGGCACGAAACTCTACATCGAGGGCAAGCAGAGCAATCGCACCTATGATAAGAGTGACGGCACTAAGGGCTTCACGAGCGAGGTTATAGTGAACGACCTCCAGTTGCTTGACAGCAAGCCGCAACAGGTAGAAGCACCACAACCACCGGCCCATGCGCCTTATGCACCTTGCTGATATGGCACAGCAAGTAGAAGACAAGGACTTTCTCATCATTGAGTGTACCCGTGATGAGTTGAGCGCAGCAACACAATCGCCTTGCATCTGCGATTATTGCGCTAAGCCTTCTGAGACTGGGTACTACATCGCAGTGCTCAATAGTTGGTATTGCCCCAAGTGCTACAAGCGGTGGAGGAAATCCGCAAAGCCATACGAATCGGACAAACCGATTGAGCGCAGGAATTTTCAGTACTATGGCACTTTACTTGGTGTGTTATGATAATCCACCTCAAGAAAGATAATGGCCACGTCACCGACCAGCGCACCCTCGACCAGTGCATGGGCTTCCTGCCCAACGGTGAATACGTCGCCGAAATCATGACCAGGGCGCAATGGGAGAAGCGGCAACCCCGTTCCTTGAGCCAGAACGCCCTGTTCTATGTGTGGTGCCATCACATAGCCGCGTTCTTCAACGCGACCTATGGCGATGATCACTGGAACAAGGACAACGTCCACGACCTGTTCTGTGAGATGTTCAAGCAGCCGTTCGTGCTGCCTAACGGTCAGGTCATCGACAAGTGGGTGGAGACATCGAAGCTCACCAAGAAGCAGATGACCGAGTTCATGAACAAGATACAGTCCTACATGGCCACCGAGCACGGGGCCACCGTCCCGCTGCCCGATGACGACAAGTACAAGGACTTCCAACTGGAATACAGTTAATTTTTTCATGACTACTTAACGAGACTTTTGCATAGCACCACGGCCTCCTGTGAAGGCCGCCGTGGGTTTTCCAATGTTTTAAGGTTATTAGTTAATGTTTAAAGATGGTTTGCCCCTCTCGTGCAGCGGGGTTTTCACATCACCCGTCCTGCGGGGGTACTTGCAGGATCTTCGTGGATGGGAGTGTCGGTAACGCGCTCCATTGCTCAATGAGGCTCGGGACATCCACGAAACCTATCACTGCTGGTCGGGGTGAGCGGTAACGCCACCCTCGGAATAATGGTCACAGGCTTCGGCCTGACGCATCAAAAAGCCTCGCACGGCCAGCAGAGCCACAAGGCCAGACCTTCGGGAGGGCGGGGCCTCACCCCTATAACGTTCCAACGCCCTCCCTTTTTGCCGCATCCTTGCAAGGTGGCCGAGTTGCCGGCCTAACGCAGCGCATCTTAATAAAAGATTGGAGTCACGGCGAGTGACGGAAGACCCGCTTGGTCGAGTACCAGGCCGCGTAACATGAACGGTATTTCCCACATCTAATGTGGTGCGTATCGCAGTGGATTACGCTACAAGTTACCTGAATAATGTCTATAAATTAGAAACATGATTATGGCTGGTTGTCCGTGACGGCTTTGCCAGCCTTTCTTTACAACTGGGGATGAAGACCTGCACGATGGGCAAGGCAGGGGATAATCCGGGAATGAGCAGCGGGTCCAATTCCCGCCATCCCCGCAACAAACACATTTTCTTTCCGTGTTTCGAGTCCCGTGCGCTGCCAGTAACCTCGGCCACGGGACTTTTCTAAAGTCAAACATTTAATGAAATATACTTTACGAGATTATCAACAACGGGCAAGCGACGCTGCGGTGAACTACTTCACGAGCAACACCAAGGGCAACGGCCTGCTGATCCTGCCGACAGGCGCCGGAAAATCACTGGTGATTGCCGACATCGCCTCAAAGATTGACGAGCCGCTGATAGTGCTGCAGCCGAACAAGGAAATCCTGGAACAGAACTACAAGAAGCTGCTCTCCTATGACGTGTTCGACTGCTCCATCTACTCCGCATCGCTCAACCGAAAGGAAATCAACCGCATCACATTCGCCACCATCGGCAGCGTGATGAACCACCTGCACGACTTCGATGCGTTCCACAAGATCATCATCGACGAGTGCCACCTGGTCAACCCCGGCGAGGGACAGTACAAGGAATTCATCGAGGCAGTCGAAGGCCGCAAGGTGGTAGGACTGACCGCCACACCGTTTCGCCTCGGCCAGACAATCGACCCCAAGACCATCAACTGGAAGGTGCCCCAGTACGGCAGCATCCTCAAGTTCATCACCCGCACACGTCCACGCATCTTCGACAGGGTTCTCTACTTCTGCCAGGTGCGTGAACTGCTCGACAAAGGCTACCTCGCACAGATGCGCTACTTCGACATGGTCAAGATAGAGGGTGAGCGCGTGAAGATGGAAAACGTGAAGCTCAACACAACCGGTGCCGACTATGACGAGAAATCGCTGAAGGCCGAGTTTGAGCGAGCCGACTTCTACGAGTACACGCTGACGATCATCAACCGCATCCTTCACCCGAAGGACGGCAAGCCGAGGAACGGAATACTGGTTTTCACCAAGTTCGTCGAGGATGCCGAGCGGTTGACCTGGGACCTCGACGGGGTGTGCGAGATGGTGTCGGGCGCTACGCCCATGAAGGAACGGGAGGCAATCCTGGAACGCTTCAAGAGCGGACAGACAAAGGTAGTAGCCAATGTAGGGGTTCTGACCACTGGCTTCGACTACCCGGCACTCGACACGATTGTTTTGGCCAGGCCCACGATGTCGCTGGCTCTCTACTACCAGATGGTCGGTCGTGCCATCCGTCCTTACCCCGGTAAGGTGGGGTGGGTGATTGACCTGTGCGGCACGGTCGCCAAGTTCGGTGCTGTCGAGGACTTGACCATCGACCAGGAAGGTGCTAACAAATGGATCATCACCGGCACCAAGGAAAAGAAACAACTTACTAACATCATAATGAGAAAGTGACATGGCAATGAAATTCTTCAACAAAAAGGTCTATATCGTGCCCGGCTCGAAGCACAGGTTCCGCACCGAGCATGATGCGGTGTACTTCTGCAATGAACATGGCATCGACACCGCTTCGATAGAGAAGTATGACTCGACCAAGGAATATGACCGCTGGCTTGAGCTTCAGCAGCAACAGGCCGAAGGCAAGATAAGCGACCTGCGCCGTCAGGTTGAGTATGAACTCATCCCCGCCCATGTGGAGCGGGTCTATGTGAAGGACAAGGTCATCAAGGACTGGATAGTGCAGAACGAGCATTTCCCGACCCAGAAGGCCGCCCACGCACGATGCAAGGAACTGGGCATCCAGTATGCCTCTGCCGAGTGCTCCAAGAAGGTTGAGAGAGTGTATAAGGATGTTGTCATCGAGCAGAACGCCGTCTATACTGCCGACTTCGTGTATGTGCAGGATGGCGCAACCATCGTCGAGGACACCAAGAGCGAGTACACCAGGAAAGAAAAGGACTACGTCTTGCGACGGAAACTGATGCTGCATGTCCATGGCATCAAAATCGTCGAGACCTAAAACCGACAGCACTATGGAGGATTGGTGGATTAAGATTTTCCCGTACCGCTTGCTCGAATGGGAGTGGTACGATGATCTCTACATGTTCCGCCTATTCATGCACCTGTTACTGAAAGCAAATTACAGGGACAAAGAATGGCACGGCACCATCATCAAGCGAGGCCAGTTGGTCACGTCCCTGGGCCACCTCAGCACAGAGACGGGGCTATCTTACCGAAATGTAAGGACTTGTCTTGATAAACTTGAAAAGACAGGCGAAATCGTCAGGCAAGCGACAAACAAATTTACCATTATAACAGTCTGTAAATATGGCAAATACCAACAAGCACCAGCCGACGAGCGACAAACAACTGACAAACAAACGACAAACAAACGACAACCAAACGACAAACAACTGACAACAACTATAGATAATAAGAGTATAAGAGATAAAGATATATCTTCTACTGACGTAGAAGATGCTGCTACGAGTCGTGTCGAAATCGACTTTGTTGCGGTGAAGGATTTCTTCAATCGCACGATGGAAAATGCGTCAATCCCGAAGATCCGGACTAAGATTGACGGACGTCGCAAAGAGATGCTTACCGCCCGTGTGCGTGAGTACGGCATCGACATGGTCTATGAGGTGATTACCAAGGCCGCTGCTTCCTCATTCTTGAACGGTGGCGGTAACCGAGGTTTCGTCGCCGACTTCGAGTGGCTGATGCGCCCGAACAATTTTCCGAAGGTTTTAGAAGGCAACTACGATAATCATGAAACCAGTACAATCAATAACGGACATAGTAACAACGGCACCGACCGGAATGCAAAACTCCTCCAGGACGGTGCCCGCGCCATTGCGGCACTTGCAGCCCAAGGTGGACAGCCTGCTGAAGTCCCATTCTGACCTCGGCTCGTTCATGACCACCTACAACCCCGACCTCCAGTCAATGTGCGCCAAGCATGAGGACAGGTCGTACTTCGGCAACGCGCCGATCCTGGTTGTGCTCAACTACGCATACAGCGAGACCGCAGCCGAGCAGTGGCTGGTTCCCCAGCTGATTGACCTGTGTGCCTACTGTGGCGTCCGTGAGAAACTCAACGAGCGGCAGATGCGCCAACTTGCCGGCGTAATCGTCAGCGAGTACGGCTACCTCAAGACAACCGAGCTGATGTTGTTCTTCCATAGGTTCAAGGCTGGTCAGTATGGATTGTTCTACGGCAGCATCGACCCGCTGGTGATCATGCAGGCCCTTGAGAAGTTCTGCAAGGAGCGCAGGGTAGCGGTTGAGCGCCACGAGCGTGAGCAGGAACGGCTGCAGGAGGAAAAGGAACGTGCCACCAGGGCCACGTTCTCCCCGCAGGAATTCTGCCGCTGCGTAGGGTTGCCCGAAGGCAGCAGCGTCATTGATGTGATGCGGATGCGTGACCGGATCATCAACTTCATCGAGGGCGTTGTCTGGTGCATCAACCTCATGTGGGCTTTGGTTAATGCGCCAAAGTCTTACGCCCACCCACGTTAAAAAGAGTTGGTGCGACGCAAAAAGGGAGATAATCAGAACCGCCCAACGTCACATCGGTATTAACTTTACAGCAGTAAACAACCTAAAAGTTTACATAAGTCAAACATTTAATTCTTACAAAATGGAACAAACAATTAAAAACATCCCGACGTGGATGATCGTCCCGAGTCCACGCAATCCTCGCAAGACTTTTGATGAGGATGCGCTACAGGAACTCGCCGACAACATCAAGCAACAAGGTCTTCTTCAGCCCGTCACCATCCGTCCTATTGAGTGGCACGATGAGGTTGACAAGGAGACTGGCGAGGTGGTGAGTACGCCACTCAAGTATGAACTCGTTTGTGGTGAGCGCCGCTGGCGAGCCGTGTTGAAGAACAACAGCGAGACCATCCCTGCAATAGTCCGTGAACTGGACGATGAAGCCGCATATGAGATTATGATTACGGAGAACTTGCAACGCAAGGACATCGACCCGATGGAGGAGGCGTTCGCATTCGCAGAACTCATCAAGGTAGGGAAGAGTGCTGAGGAAATTGCCAACCGCTTCGGCAAACCTTTGCGCTTCGTCCAGTCACGCGTCAAACTCGCAACCCTCATTCCCGAGGCGAAGGAACTCGTTACCGAGGGCACCATGGACATAGGCTGTGCGCAGATCATCTGCAAACTGACCGAGGAAGAGCAGCGCGGTTTCCTTGAGCGCTACAAGAACTATGGCGGTTACACCAAAGGCTATGCCCGCAATTTCGTTGACGGGCTTTTCAATATCATTGAAAATGCCGAATTTGATGAAGACTTCACTGGCGGTTGTGGCGTCAAGTGTTCCGAGTGCCAGTTCAACAGCTCAAACGCAGGCTGCCTTTTCTATGAGATGAAGCAGCCAGGCAAATGCACACAAGCCGATAAGTTCAAGGGGAAGCTGCAATCCTGGTACAGGAACATCATCGACAAAGAGCGTGACGTGTTGCTCCTTGAGCATGAGGAATTCGTGCCTGATGGTACTTGCATTGTGGTGGAGGCCCGGTACAACAACGGCGACACGCTGAGGAACTTTGTACAACCTTACATTGACGATGGGTTCAAGGTCGTTGAACGAGATTCGATGTTCGGTTATTCAGACATCATCGAGCGAGACCTTGATGAGGATGAGATAGAAGCGATTAAGAAACTCAAGGAAGAGGGTACTGGTTACCGATGCGTGCTTGTCAGCTCCTGGTACGGCAAAGAAATTGACGTTGAAGTGGCTTGGCTCCGCTTCAAAGCCGACCCAAAGGAGGTTGACCCCCACGCTATAGAGGTCGCAAAGCTCGTCAACAAATATCGCGATCTAAAGAGGAAGCGAGCAGAAGCCACGACCGAAGCATTGTGCGAGCTCGTCAAGGGTGACGAGCATAGGAACAGCAAAGAGCAACTATTCGGGATTGAGCAGAAAGTTCTCTGCGCCTTGATGCTCAAGAGCCTCGACTATGTGGAACAGTGTGACCTTGGAGTCAAGCACTTTGAGTGCACCGAGCTCCAAGTGGTGGAAGATGAGATGAAGAGCCTTGATAGCAGGTTCCTGCACATGATTGCCCGCCGCTACATCACTAAAGCCCTTTCCGACAGGTACACTTCAACCAATGTCCGTGACAGCCTGCTTGAAATGCTTTCAGAGGCATGGAACCCCATTGGACGTGTCGAAGCGAAGGACAAGGTAAGCAAGCGCTATGCAAAGCGAATTGCCGATATTGAGTCACAACTCAACGCCCTTGGCTATGATACCGAGGGCGAGAAACTCCCATTCTGATGATACAGGGTTTCAAGCAAACCGCACCACTGAATGAGTATGAGAGGGGGACGCTGCTCCCCCTCATCATTCGTGGCCTGCGAACGA